TAATAGATAATAATATATTAACTAAAACAATTACTATGGAAACTATAGGAATCAGTTGCTCTTGCGGCAACACAGAAGGCTTTAAGCTTTCACAAAAAGCAGCAGAGTGTACGAGCTGCTCAACATTACATACTATAACAGATGAACCAGTGTTCATTACACGTAGTATTACACCTTTACACGTATTAGAACAACGTGCTAAAGAACAAGCATTTAGAGACATGATGGTCATGGGTTCATTTGATATAAATGGAGACATAGCTGATTGGGCTACATGCTTTCAAACAGATCATCAACAATTTGGAGTGCCATTCTAGGCATTCCATTTTTTCAACTTAATAATAACTAAACATAAAGAATAGTGAATGGAGTGTGCACGCTCTCCTCTTCAGCAAGGACGAAAAGAGCCTTTAAAATACACTGCTGTTAACTCGTAAAAAATATGCGCACAGAGAGGGGTATACTATTCTTTTTTTTCAACTTAACAATAACTAACTTAATATTAATTAAAACAATTTAAAATGTCAGAAACAAAAAACACATTAGCACAAGGTATGTTTGTTAGAGAACATACATTTAATTCAGGAACTAAAGTTCTTAATGTATCTATCAATGTAGCAGATTTCTGCTCATTCGTTAAAGATAACATGAATGAAGACTCTAGTGGTAATCAATGGGTTAACCTAAAATTAATCCCTAACAAGAATGTAGGAGACAATAAACTATCTCATACACCTATTCTTAATGATTATGTTAGAAAAACTGGAGAGCAAGCTCTTAACGCATTAGCAACTGAGGTTATTAAACCTAGCGTAGAAGAAAGAGTAATTGTAGAAACACCTGAAACACAAACAGCAGGTAATACAAAAACGTTAGTAAAAGATTTACCATTCTAATGAGTATTCTAGGAATATCATTCTGTGCTGCCATAGGTTATTATATCATAGTATATAAAGCCTTGGGCAGACGCAGATTAGTAAAGACTCAGACATTCTGGGACATACTATTTACATTACTACTACCTTTATTATTTATAGGTACATTCAGCGGTCTAGCTACTGCTGTCGTTGCTGGTGTATTCTTTTCAATATTCACAGCTATGACTCCGTCAGTAGACGAGCCAACAAAATAAAGAGAGCCCTTGTGGCTCTTTTTTTTCTACTTATTAATTACTATTAATCAAAAAACTTTTACTATGGAAAAAGAAATCTATGAAATCTCTTCACAATACATGAAAGATTTAAAAAAATTGCTTGATAACAAAAAAATATCACAATATGATATTGCACATCAATCATTTAGAAAGAACAATGCTGATTGGATCATTAAGCATGTTAACAAAGCCAAATTAACTATTACATATCTCAATGGTACTACAAGAGTATTGCCTACATATACTGAGCTTATGAAAAGAGTTAACTGGAGTAACAATGATTATAAATCAGCTAGAAGAAAGTTTATTGCAAGATATTATAAAATAGTAAATGCTTTTACTAAGCATAAAAACAGATTTAAAAGAAACACTTTAGCTAATCGTTTTAATCCTAAGCAGATTAAACAGTTAGCATCACAAATATAGTATAGGTGTAAATCACAAACCACGTATATGGTAGATGATTACTATACTAAAATAGGTTGGGAGTAGGTGCGTGTGGCCACGGAATGATAACTAACGCGTAGCGGTTATTACTACTCCCTTCCTTTTTCTATAAAGGTTGGAGTCCACGCGTGTTAACTAAGGTCAGATAAAGCAACGCACTGATTGGGCTCCTTCCTTTTTTATAAAAAGTTGGGGTGGCTTAACGAATAACCGAAACTCGGTACGGTAAACTAGCCACTCCTTCTTTTTTTTATTAACTAAAAACAAATAATTATGCCAAATTGGTGCTGGAATCACCTAGAAGTATCAGGTGACGAAAAACAACTACAAGAATTTGTAGAAAAATCAACAACAAATATTGAAACAAGTGATGAATTTTCATTTGAAGGCACTCTACCACGTGGTGATCGTAAAGATTGGTATGATTGGAGTATAAATAATTGGGGGACTAAATGGGACGCTTGCGAACCTAATATATGTCATAACGATATAGATTACTTTGCTGTATCATTTGAATCAGCTTGGACTCCGCCTATAAACTGGATAGAAAATATTATGCAAGATTTTCCCAACTTATCTTTTACGTTAGAATATGAAGAACCAGGCATGTGCTTTGGTGGTAGACTATCAGCACAATACGAAGTAATATGGGATGATTTAAATTGGGACTTAGACCCAGCTTCAGAATGTTGTGAAGCAGAAGTATCGTTTGATGAAGATGGCTTTCATGGAGAAGCTAAATGTCTTGTATGTGGAGAAGAAACAGAAACAATAAGTATTAATGTGGCTGATATTAAGCCTGCTAAAATTAAAGTAAATGAAAGTAAATAAAATAGGAGAAAACCTTACAAAATCATACAATGAATGGAGGGAATATGTAAGTGATAGCGTGCAACAATCTACGCTTAAAAGAGAAATTCCTAAAACTATAAATAAACTAAAAGATACTCTAAGTAAACTTGATAATAAATTCTTAGGTAAATATAATCATTTTTTAGATGTGCAATATCTAAGAAAAAAAACAGAAGAAATGTATAATCGTAGTAAAAATATTATAAATAGATAATTATGGAAACAAACACAATATCATTTAATGTTAGTAAAAATATTAACATAGGTAACTTTGAGTCAGTAAAAATTAACTATGGTCAAAGCATTACAGTAGATCCTACAAGGTCTATTGAAGAGCAAAGACAAGAATTAATAAAAGAATGCTACAATGTAGTTAAAAAAGAAACAGCACTATGGACATTAAAAACTATACAACATGTTGATAGTCAAAAGAATACAACAATATATAAAAGTAAAGCAAAATGAAAGAATATAAAATTGAAGGCAAATCAGTAGAGCAATACTGGACAGATTTAATTACTAAACATCTAGTTGGTAGGAAAATAATAAACATAGAATACATTCCTCAAGACGAAATGGATGAAAATATGTGGTACAAAAGACCAATATCTATACAATTAGATAATGGACATTGGATAACTCCCATTATGGATGATGAAGGTAATGATGGTGGAGCTATGTCTACTACATTTAAAGATTTAGGAACAATACCTGTAATATCGTGAAGTCATACTTACTTAAGAAACTTATAGCAGGCTACAAGGTTAATCCTAGACACTCTGGGCTTGATCTTGTTGCTCTGCCTTATAAGTATACTAACGAAAAAATACTTGTCAAACACAGTGATAAGAAAATGATAATAGATCAGGACACTCTATTACTTGGATCAAAAACATTTGAAGACAAGTTTGGTAGAGACACAAACTATACTCTGTTTTATTATCAATGGGAACCTAGTAAAAAACAATTAAAATTAGAACTATGACAGGAGAAGAAGTAGAAGTATATATCAGAGAAAATTTAGGCAGTGAGCCTAGACATAATGTAGAAGCATTAGCTTCAGCTATATCAATAGTAGCAGGCAAGGTTGATCATAATGAGTATGAGCTAATGCAATTACTGCTAGAAAATAAACCAATACCTAAATTAATGACTCATAGTTATGGCTTTCACACACATAGCGGCAGAGAACTTATTGAAGGTATGAAAAATTATTATTATGAAGAAAACAATTAAAAAATATTATTATGAAAACATATAGAATATTAATGTCAAGAACATACAACACGTCTGTAGAAGTAAATTTTCCAGATGATGGTAGAGACCATGCAGAAATTATTAATGATAAGATAGAAGATCATGACCATGAAATATGGGATTTAATAGCTGAAGCAGAATTATTCCAAATGAATGTAGATAATCAAGATTGGGAAATACAAGAAATAAATAAAACAAGAACAGGGGGTCTTTCTCCTGATACAGGACCAAGAAATTAAAAATGGAAAAAATAACAAAAGAAAAATTTAATGAGTATTTAATTGTTCAAGAATTAGGATTTTACAACATGCTAGATCCTAAAGCAAGAGAATTAACCTCTTTAAACAAAAAAGAATGGCTAGAAATTATTAAAAATTATTCAAAACTAAAAAAATTATGGGAACAAGAAGTTTAACTTATGTAGAAGAATCATGGGAAACTGCTATTGCAGATGAAAACAATAACAATAAGGTACACAGAGAAACACAAAACATACTTTGTATGTATCGCCAGTATGACGGCTATCTTGATGGTCACGGCAGAGAACTTGCAGAGTTTTTGCAAGGCTTTAATATTGTTAATGGCTTGAGTATAGATGTCCCTGAGCGTACTGCAAATGGAGTGCATTGCCTTGCGGCACAATTAATTGCACACTTTAAAGATGGGCCAGGGGGTATATACATATACAATTCTGATGCTAAAGATTGTGGCGAAGAATTTACCTATACTATTTACGAAAATAAAGGTAAGGTATGTATTCGTGCATATGATGTATGGGCTAAGAAAATTATATTTGACGGCACACCAGAAAAATTATTAACTAAAATAGAATCAAATGTTGAACACTAATCAAATCTTAGAACAAAACAAACTTAACTGGAATGTAGTTAAGAAACCATTAATGTATGCGGGTGAATGCGTGCCTGGAGCTAATAACGGCTTACACAGCACGCCATACTATGGTATAGTAAGGGAAGATACAAACGAAGTATTTACCACAGTATCAGAAGGCTATGAGCCTACACAAAATCATACAATTATAGAAACTATGCAAGAAATTGCAGGTGAGAATAATTTAGAGATTGTAAAAGCATTACCACTACATGGCGGTAGAAAAGTTGTAGTGCAAATGAAACGCCCTAGTAATAATATTGTGATTGGAGATCAAGAAACAGAGCAATATATATATGCAATAAATGGACATGACGCTACGACATCATTAAAATTTGGCTTTATGAATAAAGTTATATTTTGTCAAAATCAATTTGCGTGGTTATCAGGCAATGCATTTTCTGGCTATAGACATACAAAATCTATACAAAATAAAGTAAAAGAATTGCCCAAAATACTTAACTTTACAGAAGAGGAAAATAAAATTGCAGACTTGCAAATGTTTAGTAATCAATCTGCTAATTCATCTTTAATAAACGATTTAGTTGATTATCTAGCTAATACAGATAAACTGCCTATATCTACTAGAAAAGCAAACATGGTTACAGATCTATCAAGATGTATTGATAATGAAATGACTAGAATATCTCATACTAAATGGGGTGTATTTAATGGCGTAACACAATATACTACACACATGAAATCATCTCCTAGAAGAGAGTATGGTCAACAAGAATCTATACTAACAGGTGCTTGTGGAAAAATGAATGAAAAGGCTTTTAACTTTTTAAAAGCATACTAACAGAGACGAGGGGGCTAACGCCCCCTTTTTCTACTTATTAATAAATAAAAAATATATATATGAAATTAATAGTATTAGATTTTTACAAAGACATTGCATTTGTATACACTTTAAACGATTTAGATAGAGAAAAAGATAATGAATGGGAATATGTTTCAAGATTTTTAAAACAACATAGCCATAGAGAAAATCGTTGTGAGTGGATGTTAACTAGTAATGAAATAATAATAAAATGAATTATGATTATTGGAAATTATCTAATCCAACAGATGATGGATTTGGATATGATATGGTATCACCATGTTGCGGATGCTCTTATGAAGAAAGCAGAATAACAGATTGTTGTCATGTTGAAGTAATAAATAAATATATTTACGATTTAGATAGTGTAAAAAAATTTTGTGATGCTTGTAATGAAATACCAGAATGCAGTGGGTATACTTGCAATGAATGTGGTGGTTGGTTTGAAGATCCAGAAGATAGCAGAGATCATGACGATAGAATGCGTGAAAAACATTTAGAAGATATGGCTGACGCAGAAAGAAAATATGGAGAATAATTATATATTTGTTTGCTTAAATAAAAAATTATGGATAATTACGAAATAGAACAAACATTACTAGGCAAACTTATGGTTGAGCCAGAATTAATAGACAAATACTCTCAGTTAATCCATGAAAATTTATTTGAACATGAATTTAATAGGTCTACATATCATGCAATTATGGAATTAAAAAGTAAAAACAGAACTGTAGATATATTAACTGTATCAAAATTAATAAAAGGAGAAAATGTAGTTAGGAATTTAGCAGAAATGACTGATAAGGCTTTTGACTTTATGGAGTCTATAACCTGTATAGGGTATTTAACAGAAGAATTTCAAAAAAGAACACTTACAGGAATAGTGCATAATGTTCATAATCAACTAAGTAATAGAGATGAATTAGAAATTATAGTTGGAAATTTAACCTCAGAAATGTCTAAATTACAAATAGGTAAGCCAGAAGTGTTAGGCGATATTGGTTTACAAATTAAAAACTTTTTAGATGATATAGAAGTTAGAATGAATACCGATGGTTTATTAGGCATTGCTTCAGGATTTCAAGCTATTGATAAATTTACAGGCGGTTGGCAAGAAACAGATCTTATTATAGTAGGTGGTGCTTCATCTATGGGTAAAACAAGCTTTGCGCTTGCTCTAGCTTATAATGCTGCTAAATTTACAGAAACATCAACCGTAATATTTTCTTACGAAATGAGTGCCTTACAGTTGCTTAGAAGGCTTGCATCTATGGAGTCTGAAATAAATAATAAATATATAACTAATGGTACTATAAATAATAAAGAATTAGCTAAAATACATGAGGCTATAGGAAATATAGAAAAAATACCATTACATATAGACGAAGGTAATATTACATCTTTAGGATATTTAGTTCATAGAATTAAAGAATATGTAAAAAATAAAAATGCCAAACTTGTAATGATAGATTATTTACAGCTAGTTAGTTCTAAAAATAAATCTGGAAGTAGAGAGCAGGAAGTAAGTAAGGTAGCCAGAACATTAAAAAATTTAGCTAAAGAGCTGAATATCACAGTTATAGCGCTTAGCCAATTAAATAGAGGTGTAGGTATGCGTAATAACAGTAAACCAACATTGTCAGATCTTAGAGAGTCAGGCGAAATAGAACAAGCAGCAGATGTAGTAATGCTTATATATCGCCCTGAGTATTATGGTATAGAGTTTAATGACGATGGAAAAGAAAGCAAAGGAACTGCCAATATTATATTTGCTAAAGGTAGAAATATAGGTGTTGGAGAAATAACTTTAAGCTTTAAAAGTGAAATAACAAAATTTATAGATTATGAAAAAGTTTAGTTTAATAGGTAAGTATCCTATTATATCAACTGTAATAATTGCTAGCATAGTTTTTGTTGTAGGGCCAATTATGTTTGCATTAATTATTGCAGGAATTGTAGTACTGCCAATGTATTTAGCTGTTCAAATACTTGGTGACACAGAATAATATCGTATATTTGCCTCTGTATGGACAAGAATAAAAGAGGTAAATCTAAAGTAAAATCTATAATAAATGAGATTGCTTACGATTTAGGAATTGACAAAAAACTTGTTAGACAAGTACTTCTTTTGACATTTAAAGAATTAGCTGTTACTTTATTGTTAAGAGGTAGGCCTGTTATGATAAGAAGATTTGTAAAATTTGTAATAGCTGCAACAAGAGTTAAAAATCTAGCAGTAAAAAATAAAAAAGAAAAACAAAAACAAGAATCAGAATGAATTTAAACGATTTAAGAAAAGAAATACCATTCAAGTGGCGTGTACAGTCTACTAAGTTTGGAAAAACAACCTGCGTGGCTTATATAGACGCTAGGGACTGCATGGACATACTAGATGAAGTGTGTGGTCCAGAAAACTGGCAGAGTATATTTTATGAAGCAAATGGTTTGCTGTTCTGTAAGGTAGGTATTTGTTGTGATTCAAAAGATAATGAGTCTGAAGTTGCATATCATCAATGGGTGTGGAAATCAGACACAGGATCAGAATCTAAAGTAGAAAAAGACAAAGGTC